TCCTTTAGTAAAACAAGTTGTTACTAAGCTGACTAAAAAACGAAAATAACATTGTTACGGATTGAAAACATATACAAAGTGATGACATTTTAATGATAAACTATTAAGGCAATAACATTTACGAGGTTTTATGAAACTTTCCATGCAAAACAAAACAAGCCATCATCTTGAAGATAATGATGAATTTTACTTTGATAACGATATTTTGAACGATAAAGTTCATTTATTTTTTAAATCAAATCGAAATAGCGTTGATGAATACACAATAAGGGGTCATCAATTTTTAAATTCTTTTGAGCTTTCTATAAATACTTTAGGAATTGAACATGACACAATGCTAAAAAAACTTGGAAATATTATTTTTGCAAGAATCAAACAACTTGAAAAAGATTATGAGATGATTCGTGATTACGAAGATTCACAAAAAAAACCAAAGATGGCAACTCCAGAGCAAAACGCTGAGTTTAATAAACAGCTTAAAGATGCTCTTGTTAACCAGGCTAGGGAGGAAGCATGACCTCCCAAGTCCAAGATGCCCTCTCAACTATCTATGAGGGCATAGATTATTCTTTAGAATTTATTACTCCAGAAAAAGCACAATTTTATCTGGAAAAAAACTTTGAAAATAACCGCAAGATTAGTAGAAATAATCTTGAAGAATTAAAAAGAGAGATGAGAAATAGTCGTTTCATCTTATCTGACTCTGCTATTTGTTTTGATACAGATGGCACTCTGGTCAATGGTCAACATAGATTACTTGCTGTTGTTCAAACAGGAATGGTACAACCATTTCTTGTTGTCAAAAATATGCCTAGCACAACTGGTACTGAGCAATACTCAAGACCATGCCATGATGCCATAGTTGCAGAAACTTATTTGAAACATAATCAGTTTCTTTATCTTATGAGTAAAGTCTGTCCTACTAATACAACTAGGGTCAGATCATTTTTTCTTGGAGCAGGATTAAAAATTTATGCTGAAATGACTTACAACACTCAGAATCCAAGACATAAAAAATACAACCATACAATGAATCCGAAAGAAAGAGCATTACATTGGTTGAATATTGTCACTACAGGTATGGCAAGTCCTATTGATGGTGTTGATAGAGATATTAAACCATGCGATAGAGCAGCACAGATTATTTTTACCAAGTCCTGTGATAGCAGTATTAAAAGATCATATTGGAATAGTGCTGAAGCCTTTGCTCTAGTTGTTAGGGCAGCCCATAATTTTATGATTGGTTTAGATACTCAGTATCTTAAAGTTCCTAAAGATGATCCTTTTAGAGATTTTATTGAGTTACCTTCCACCAATAAGATAATGACTATGACATCAAATTGATGTTACAATGTTTTTAACCATTTTAAACCAATGAATGAAAATCTATCACGATTAACAGTTCAGATAACAAAACATCAGCATAAATTATTGAAGTATCATGCCAAACCTGGTACATCTATCTCTTCACTTGTAAGACAGGCTTTACAAGCCTACTTTGCTGACGCTGAAGAAGCTCTCAGAGAAAAATACTTTGAAGCAATAGAGTATGAAGAGTATGAAAAATACATGGCTGCACAGCAAGCAGCAGGTGTTAAAGAGCCAGTAGTAGCTGATGCGAGTTCTATATTCTGATTTACTGCTATACTAAATGTGATTCCTGTAAGAATCCATTGCAACACAAGAAATAGGTAAGATGTTTGGAAGGGTCTTACCTATTTTTTTTGTTTTGTTGTAAGATAATAAAACCTTATTCAACATGGCAAAGGATAGGGTGTCTAGGTAGGCAAGTTAATACCCGTGCTTGTCTACTGCTTAAATTGATGCTAATGTGATATATGAGTACCAAGAATCTGTTGGCACACTAGCTAGATCTAGTCTCTGTTCAAAGACAATCGGGTGCTTATTTTATTTTATGAGTATGTGGGATAACTTGATTTGGTGGGATAGTAACAACAATATCTTCACAAGTAATAGCACTAGGAGTATTAGGTTTGAAAGTAACACCTAACTTTGCCTGTTTTGCACATTGCTCCAAACGATATAAACTGATTTCCATTTTAGTTTTCTTTATCAATAGTTTTTGAGCTTCAATATTCACCATCGTTGCTTCATGGCATAAAGCTGGCGATTTACCTAGTGGAATATTTATCTGAGCAGAGATACCATAGTTCAAATTGTAATTATCTTTTTCAAATCTAGGAGTCTCTTGAACATATTTTATCTCTCCAGTATTTTCGTCATATATATTTTGCCTAGTGACCTGTTCTACTGGTCTGTTAAATGTCCAAGCATCTGTTAAATACGGGGTAATTGTAAGCGATGGGGAGGAGCAAACAATACCCTGACTCATTCTAAACTGTGGCATTGAAGATGGTGTAATCATAGTTGCATTATTATTTACAACACCTTGAGCATTAGAGCTAGGACTTGCAACTGTAGTATTGGCAAAAACTTTTGTTGGACAAAAAACTAATATTATTGCCCAAAGGTAGTTGTAGTTTCTGTTGTGGTACTTGTATTTATTGTTCTTGTTATTGTGGTTATTGTGTCTAATCCTGGAGTGATTAGTGTTTCTTGAAGAGAGAAGGCTGCTCCACCATTTGTTATTTTCCATCTTGGTACAGCATCTAAGTTTGGTGAAGTCCAACTAAAATTTACCCCTCCAACTGTTTGTTCTGTAAGGGTGGTAGCTGTAGGGTTGATATATCCGTTGAGATCAGAACTTTCAATATTATGTCCTGATGCAGAATAGGAATATCCTGTGCGATACTGATGGCTTGTGATAGTTTCATTAATTACCGATTCAGAGGTGCTTGAAGTCTGAGATGTTCCACTACGAAACTGAGGAACAACAGGAACTGCTAATGTCCTATATGGTAATGCTAATAAAACTAAGAGCCAAAGTCTAGTCAATCGTAATAGTAACTTTAGTAGATCCTATGCAACTTGTACCACTGCCTCCAGCCGTGCAGGTATGTACCCCACTACTCAAACTCGTCAGGGCGAGGTTTCCAGCAGTACCACCTGAAGCTACAGTTGTTGTTCCACCTAATACTGGTAAGGCTGCAATACCACTGGAAGGGGTGACAGTAGATGGTGTAGCGTCACCCATTATTACTGACTCTGTTTTTGAGAAGGCCGAGCCACTTGAGGTTACTGTAGTATCTGTTTGAATCATAGCTGGCACACCATCAGTAAGGCTACCAACATTGATTCCTCCTATCTTACCTGCTGTTGTGGTATCTCCTACAGTTACAGATGGGGTTATATTGTTTCCGCTTAAAGAGTAGGTCGTACCAACTTTTTGGGTAGTTACAAAGGGCATATCAACTGTTATCTGTGCAGAGGTCACAAATTCCTGTTTAATATCTGCGAGTACAGGACTAGATGCAAGTAATAATAATGGAAGTAGCTTTTTCATTTTTTAGGTTTAGGGTCGATTACTTCTGCTCCCTCGATTTTGATTGGAGTCACTACCCTTATAGTTTGAATCATACCTTCTTCTATGGCAACTTTATCGTCTTTCTTACTACTTTTTTTAGATCCTTCCAAACCAAAAGTCGCTAACGCACCTGTAAGTAAACTTGCAGGAAAAGTTATGTCCTTAGGTTCTGAACTATAACCTGGGATTGATATATAGTTAAGAGTTACTATAAATCCACTCCATACAACAACACCTAATCTGACAAACAAACTTATGATTGCTAGTTGTTCTTCTTTGTCATCAAGACCTTCTTTAAGTTTTTGGAAAGCGTTTTTCTTTTTCTCTTCAACCATAAAACTTTAGATTCTTGTCTAATACTAGCATTTTAGCTATGTTTGGAAAGTAACACATATTTTTTTTATGTATAAGATACTAAAACCAATTTTAATGACCTTTTTAACAACAACTGCTGTTAAGAGATTGGTCGTAGATTTATTAAAAACAATCGCAAAACAAACTACGAATACACTTGATGATAAAGCAGTTGAAATTTTAGAACAACAACTTTTTCCTACATCATGAAAATAACTAAATTTCTCAATATCGACATTGAGCCAGCACCTTTAGAAATGAAGTTAGATGTGGAAATGCGTTGTAGAGAAATTATGGCAAGTAATGAGATAAATGATATAAAAAAATATTGTACGCATCTTGTTAGGCATAAACTAGAACAAGATGTATTTTTAGCATCTATGTTAAATAGATTGATTGAACTGGAAGCTGCTGCTGTAGTAAAAGAAGTCAGAGAACAAAAGAAAACTAATCCTATTAAGAAGTTCTTTCATATTCCTTAATTTCTTCATCTGTAAAATCTCTAATTAATAATTTATCTATTTTATCTATTTCATAATTGAATTTAAGTACAGCAGTTCTTATATGTTCCGTAACCCAACGACCCTGATCGTAAATCACTTGTGCTTTACCATTTTCTTTTATAAATACATAATGATCCATACCTTTCATTTGAATATCTATAAAATTTTTTTCTAAATTTCTACGTCTTATATTTTTTAGTTTGCGTAGTTTTTCAATAGAAGGATTTGGACTTTTGCTCATTTTTGATAACCAGAAGGAGGTGGTGTAAGCCAGTAGCGTACACCATTTATTATTTTAAAATGAACATTTAGGTTAGGATCTTTAACTAAATATTCATCTTTACTTTTAGAAAGGTAGTTCATCTGTTGTTGGTACATCTTCTATCTTTTGTGGATTAATGTTACCAAATAATCCGTACTG